AGAAATTTTTGGTACTGAAAATGGAGTTGCTACAGGCACAGATGGTAAAAAAGATATGGGCATTGATTCTGTAGGGTTAATTGCTCATCTAACCAAAGCAATCCAAGAATTAACAGCAAAAGTAGAAGAATTAGAGGGTAAAATAGAATAATGGCGATCACAAAAGTATCAAGAAATTTATTAAACACAGGTGTAGTTAATAATACTGATGGCGGTATTATTATATCAACAGATGGTTATGGTAGAGCTTTACTTTTACCTGCTGATGAAAATGGTACAGCAGAAAATAATTTACATTATATAGGAAGTTCATCGTATCGTTGGAGAGATATTTACCTTTCAGGAAGTATAGATTTTAATTCTACTACTGTTTTTAAAACTAATGGTTCAGAAAGAATGAGGATTGCTAGTGATGGTAAAGTTTTTATAGCCACAACGAGTGCATCTCGTACTACAGCAGGACATGAATTTCATACTGATGGATTTGCCAGACATACTGCTAGTGGTGATAAGTCCTTAGAATGTGTAAGAACTTCAAGTGATGGAGAAGTTTTTGAAATATTTAAAGATAATACTTTAAAACAATATTTAGGAACAGCATCTAATTCTTTATTTTCCGATAAAAAAGTAAAAAAAGATATTAAGTCATTAGAACTTGGTTTAGATTTAATTAAAAAATTAAATCCTACAGAATATCGTCATATTATAGATGATGATGATTCTCCTAAGTCTTTTGGTCTTATAGCACAAGAATTTGAAAAATCTTTAAAAGAGGCTGGTGTAGAAAAAAACAGTACATATTTATTACAACACAAACCATCTGAAGATAAAGCACAATCAGATTATTGGTTAGATTATCAAAAACTTACACCTATTTTAATAAAAGCTATCCAAGAACAACAAGAAATTATAGATGATCTAAAAACTAGAATAGAGGAATTAGAAGCATGACAACTAAAATACCTGTAGAACTATCAAGTACGCCAAGCATTGTTGATAATGGCGATGCTACTGCTATTACTATAGATAGCGATGAAAAGGTTGGAATAGGAACTACTAGCCCAGCAGAATTTTTGCAAGTTCATGGCGGTATAAAGACTACAGGTGGATTTTTAGCAAATACAGCAAATTCTATGGGTATGAGTTACGCTTCTAATTATGGACATTTTATATCTTGGGGAGATAATTCTACTCAAGGTAAATTTAAATTTACAGGCACGGCAGGAGATGGCTCTCCTACAGGAGATTTAGCATCGTTAGATTCTGATGGTTTAAAGTTTGGTTCAGATACCGCAGCAGCAAATGCTTTAGATGATTATGAAGAAGGCACTTGGACACCAGCAATAGCAGGTTCAACAAATCTTAATATCTTTAATGCAGAATATATAAAAATAGGTCGTAAAGTTTATGCTTATTTTTATGTTTCATTTAATCCTGTAAGTAATTCAAACCAATTTGAAATAACAGGTTTGCCTTATGGACAAAGTGGTACACATTATGGTGGTGGTACTGTAAATTATACAGGCGCAGCAAATTGGAGTGATGAATACGGACCTATAATCGCAGGTTCAACGATTTATTTTCATAAAAATTCTGGCACTTCAGCGAGTTTAACCAATGCTGATGTTTATAGTAAAACTAGCGGTTCGCAACAATATTTACTAGCTAGTATTCATTTTTATACTGCTTAACTTATGAGGTAATAATTATGGCAATAACAAAAGAAACAGTAACAGATAAAATTGAAGTGCTTGAAATGGGTCAAGTACAAGTTAGAACTGCTACAGTAATAAAAGAAGATGGTAATGAACTTACTCGTTCTTTTCATAGGCATGTCTTACAGCCAAGTGTTAAAAATGATGATACTTGGGAAGATACAGACATATCTGGCGAAGATGCAAAAGTTCAAGCGATCTGTAATGCAACATGGACTGATGAAGTAAAAACTGCTTATCAAGAAATGGTGGATGCACAAACTAATTTAGGTGATTAATGGCACTAACTAAAGAGGTAAAAAATGGCAATTAACTATACATGGGATGTTAAAACTGTAGATGTTAAAAAAATAGACGGCAACGCTGATACTGTCTTTAACGTACATTGGCGACTAAATGCTGAAGATGATGCTAATACTGTTAAAGATATGCAAGGTAATGATATACCTGCTACTGCTTCAGTATATGGTACACAGTCTTTAGATACTTCTGACTTATCAGGCTTTACCGCTTTTGCAGATTTAACTGCTAGTGACGTACAAGGTTGGGTTGAAGCAGCTATGGGTGCAGATGAAGTCCAAGCTAAAAAAGATGGTCTTGATGCTCAGATTGACGAATTAGTAAATCCTGTAGTGCAAACAAAAACAATCGGTGGCTAAAATAATATATAATTTCTGATTATGGCAGATACATTTACTACTAATTTAAACTTAACCAAACCAGAGGTAGGAGCTTCTACAAATACGTGGGGTGGCAAGATCAATACAGATCTTGATACTGTTGATGGTATTTTTGCTGCTGCTGGCGATGGTACTTCAGTAGGCCTTAACGTAGGCTCTGGCAAAACTCTTACTATTGGTGGTACTTTAAAAATTGGCTCTAATACCGATGCAAATATTTTAGTAGCAAACGGCACAAGTTTTAATCCAGTAGCTTTAAGTGGCGATGCAACCATAAGCAACTCTGGAGTTCTTACTTTAGGCTCAGATGTAGTAGAACAATCAATGATTGCTGATGATGCTGTAGGCGCAGATCAATTAGCTGCTAATGCGGTAGTCAATGCAAGTATTGCTGCTGCTGCTGCAATAGATGCTACAAAAATAGCAGACGGCAGTATTAGTAACACAGAATTTCAATATTTGAATGGTCTTACTTCTGCAATACAAACTCAATTAGATGCAAAAGATGTCACATCAAGTAGCACAACTACTTTTACTAATAAATCTGGAAATATATCTCAATGGACAAATGACTCTGGATATTTAAAAGCTACAACAGGAACAAATGGTTTGGCTTCTAATTTTTTACAACAAACTGAAGGATATATAAAATTTGCTAATGGCTTTATTATTCAATGGGCAATAATATCAACAAACTTTACAGGAACTTGGACTTTTCCAATAAGTTTTCCAAATCAATGTGGTGGTGTTTCAAAACACGACATTAGAACAAATTCTTCTGGTAATGGCGAAAACTATGTTTATAGTATTTCTACTTCAAGCGTTTCTTTTGTAAGTGGAGTGAATGGCAATAAAACTTTAATAGCAATAGGTTGGTAAAATGGCTAAATATGCTCATGTAGATGAAAACAATAAATTATTAGGTTGGTATGACAGCGAAATACATGAGTCTATACCAGAGCCTAAAATTTTAGTTACCGAAGAACAATGGCAAATTTCTATACACAATAATCACGATTATTGTGGTAATGATGGCGTAACTAAATATGCAAACACAGAACCTACCTCTGAACAAAAAATAACTGAAGCTAAAATATATTTATCACAAACAGATTGGTATGTAATTAGAGAAGTAGACTCAGGTAAAGAAATGCCTAGTGAAATTAAAACCAAAAGAGCAGAAGCAAGACAAACTATTGATGATTTGTCTTAAAGGATAAATCATGGCTTTAGTACAAATAACACCCCCAGCAGGAATAATAAAAAATGGCACAGACTATGCCAACAAAGGTCGTTTTGTTGATGGTGATTTAGTACGTTTTGAAAATGGCTATCTAAAACCCTTAGGCGGTTGGACATTTTTTAGACAAAATCCAGTCGGTACATTTTTTAGTGGCACAGTAACAACTGCTTCATCAAGCGCAAACATAACTGTAACCACGACTGTTACACACAGTTTATTAGTTGGTGATACGATTGTCTTAGAAGATTTTGCAGCTACAGGTGGCATTACTGCCAATCAAATCAACACAACTTTTACAGTAGCAACTGTACCTTCAACCACGACATTTACTGTCGCTACAACTGGTACTGGCACATCTGCTGCAACTTCTGCTGCATCAAGAGTTATACAACCAGCAGTTCCAATAGGTATGTATTCTTATAAAACCAATAATGGCGAAGAAGTCTTAGCTATTGGTACTAGATCTGGTGTAAATGTTTTTTATGACAATGCTTGGTATGAAATCACACCTGCTGGCTTTGTTGGCGATGATGTTATTACTTCAACTGGTTATGGTGCATATCATTATGGTGTAGAAGATTGGGGAGATGCTAGAAGTACCTCTGGAATAAACTTTGATACCAAAAGTTTTTCGTTTGCTAACTGGGGTGAACACTTAATATTTTGTTTTGCAGGCGATGGCAAGATATATCAATGGCGACCTGATGCTGGTAGTGGCAGTCCAGATACGATAGCTACCGCAGTAACTAATGCACCAACTGGGTGTCAAGCAGTTATTGTGAGTAATGAAAGACATTTGATAGCTATAGGTTCTGGTGGTGATCCTCGAAAGATAGCCTGGTCTGATAGAGAAGATAATACTACTTGGACATCTTCTGCTAGAAATACTGCTGGTGATTTACAAATAGCCACAGGTGGTCAAGCAAATTACGCAGTCAAGTTTGGTAACGATATTATTATTTTTACCGATGTTGGTATAAACAAGCTGTACTACACAGGTAGTCCGTTTGTTTATGGCATACAAGATGCTGGGGTAAATTGTAAAGCAATCAGTCCAAGATCAATCATATCTTCTGGTGGCTTCTTATCGTGGATAAGTGAAAACTCTTTCTTTACTTACGATGGTAGAGTTAGAGAACTTAAATCAGATGTCCATGATTTTATCTTTGACAACTTACAACAAAACACCCAACAAGCTACCTTTGGCGCACACAACATTGACTACAACGAAATCTGGTGGTTTTTTCCAGTAGGAGATGTAGATCAACTAACACCAAACAAATATATTATTTGGAACTATTTGGATAATGTTTGGTCTATTGGTGAACTCGATAGAGGTTGTTGGATAGATCAAGGTGTCTTTAACAATCCGATAGCTTGTGATTCTAGTGGCTTTGTTTATGAACACGACAAAAGAGCTTTGTTTAATTCACCAGGATTAGGCACAAGAAAACCTTTTTGTCTTACAGGCCCATTGGAAATAGGTAATGGGGATCGTGTTGCACAAGTAAATCAAAT